GTGCTCTTCCGATCTATTTTCTTGGAAAAAATGTTGTGGCAGCTCTGCCGCGAAGCAAAGGAGGCTTCGCATCTCACAAATCAGGCCATTGCCGACCGCGCCGGTCTCGCCCTGAATACGGTTTCTCAGTACCTGCGCGGCGAGTCGAAAAGCGCCTCTGTCTACACTGTCGGCCCGATCTGCTATGCCCTCGGCATCGACATGAATGCGTACTTCGGTATCTCGCCGCCCGCTCCGGAATCCGTCTCCGATCTGCTTCGGCTGGAAAACAAAAGCCTCCGCACCCAGCGCGATCAGCTTCGAAAATCCCTGAAAATGCACCGCATCACCACCCTTGTCCTGCTCGGCATCGTCGCGCTTTGCGCTTTTGCTCTGGTGGTGGATATCCTGAGCCCAACCCTCGGTTGGTTCCGTGCATAAAAAATAGCCGCCCCGGCGCACTGCCGGAGCGGTGTTCTGTATCCCTTGGAGGTGTCCCCATGAAAGTCCCCGAGCCTCGAAAGCTGAAATCCGGCACATGGTTCATCCAGCTCCGCCTTGGCGGCGAGAGCATCCCCGTCTCCGCCCTCACGCGCACCGACTGCATCAAGCAGGCGCAGCTCATCAAGGCCCAGCACCGCGCCGACCAGCGCGAAGTCAAATATAAGACGGACAAGACCGTCCGCGACCTTATGACGGACTATATTGACAGTATCCGAAAAACGGCCTCACCGTCCACCGTCCGCGGCTATGTGACGATTCGGGATAACCGTTTTGCGAGCATTGCCGACACGCCAGCCGACAAAATAAAAAACTGGCAGCGCGTGATCGACACGGAAGCCGATCTCGCGTCTGCCAAGACGTTAAAAAATGCGTGGGGCTTTTTGCGCACGGCCATGCGCCATGCAGGCATGGCGCCGCCGGACGTGCGCCTGCCGCAGCTTGTTCCTCCTGATAAACCGTGGCTGGAGCCGGACGAGGTTCTGTGCTTCGTTGAGCTTGTGCGCGGGCAGTCCTTCGAGATCCCGGCGCTGCTGGCGCTGCACGGCCTCCGGCGCTCCGAGATTCTCGCCCTGACTTATGGTAAGATCGATCTGACCGCGAATACCATCACTGTCCACGGAGCCGCCGTGATGGGGGAGGACAACGTCCTTGTCCATAAGCAGACAAACAAAAACGTCTCCTCGCACCGCATCGTCCCGATCATGATCCCTGCGCTTGCGGATGCGATCCGCAGCGCGCCGCCGCACCAGCCGGACGACCCGATTTACACCAGCAATGCGAATACGCTCTGCGCGCAGATCAACCGTCTTTGCCGCAACAACGGTCTCCCGCAGGTTGGCGTGCACGGCCTTCGCCACAGTTTCGCCTCGCTGGCGTTCCACCTCGGCCTGACGGAACAGGAGACGATGGAACTCGGCGGCTGGGCTGACTACAATACCATGCGCAAGATTTATACGCACCTCGCCGCTGCCGACCGGCTCAAGAGTCAAAACAAGATGGCCGCTTTTTTTGAAGCTAATGCTAACCAAGATGCTAAGCAAACTGAAAATGATTGAAAATACAGGCGTTTTACGTCATGGCATTCGGGTTCAAGTCCCGCCTCGCGCACCACAAACAAATAACCCGCAATCCATTGAGATTGCGGGTTTTTCTTTACATACCAATGCTTTCCGGGTTTTTGTGCGTTGTAATATCTGACGCTTTCGCGCATTGTCTGACTCATTCAGGATGCAATTTTCAACACAAAATGCTAACGAAAAATGCTAACGTTTTTGCTTCACAATGCACCTGTAATACGCGCAAAGCTTTTCCTCCGGGCCGGGGCCGTCCTTATCCATCAAGAACGCCCGCGCCAGCTCCGCGTAGAACTCCGGCACGTTAACTCCGAACTTCCGCGCCACATCGTAGTAGTCCGAGTACATCATGTTCATGGTCACACCCCACGCCCAGCGGGGGATGTCGTGCGGGATGCCGCTCGCATCCGCGACGGCGGAAGTCTGATCCATCGTCCAGTGCGGCCCGACCGTGCCGTCGGCGTTCTGCATGTGCTCCGCCCAGCGCATGGCATCTTCTCGGGAGAATTCCGTCATTTTCGTGGACTCACGAAAATGGTCTCCATCCATTCCGTCAAGCTTATGCAGGCGGCACAGAAGGCCCGCCACGGCGTCAGCCTCTTCGATGTGTCCCAGCGTCAGCGGCTTTTCGGAAAGCTCCTCCAGCCGCGCGTACAGTCCGTTGATGTAGTCTTTCATGCTCACGCCTCCTGTATGTATCTGTAAAGCTTATCGAGATCGCTCACATCGAAGCGCAGCTCGCCAATGATCGGCACCGTGACCGGCAGCTTCTGGCCGTCAAAGCGCGGCCTAGCCGCATTATAGAGCCGGTCAAGGTCGATGTTCCCGGCCTCGTCCATCACGCCCATCATCTGCACCGCCGGATTTTCACGCAGCTTGAGCAGCTGCGTCTTGCCGCCATCCATGATAAGCGCAAGCGCGATCCCGGCTCCAATGCCCTTGCCCGTTGGCAGATGGGGAATGATCTCATTGTCGGCGAATTTTGCCGCGCCTCGCATAGCCTGATCGATCGTTACCATAAGGATACCTCCGTGTTAAGATCGGGGCGGCTATTGCCGCCCCTTTGGTTTACTTGTTGCAGCACCCGCACTTCGGAAGCGGGTTGTAGAGCGTCTGCGCCGTGGTTGCTGTGCCCGTTGTGACGTCTGCCACCTGCTTGGGATAAAACGTCGCATTGGCGTAGGTGACAATGCTGTTGTCGCCGCAGCAGCGCCGTTCGGCCTCCATCTCGATCTCGCGGTGCAGCTCGTCCTTGACGGACGCGATGTCCTGGCGGGCCAGCACGAAGCTGTCCTCGGTGCGCTGGTTGTGGACGGCCTGCTTGCACAGCGCCTCACGGACGTCCTTGAGCTGCCTGTCGATATAACCGTACACCTCCAGCATCTTGCCGTCGTTGTACGTGTTGGCCTTGAGCAGCGCAATCTCGCTGTCCTTCGCGGCCAGCTTCTGCTCACGCTCCAGCTCGTAGCGCGAGACGGGCATATTCTCGCTGCACGTCGGGGCCTGCTGTCTGGCGGCGAGCGCAGCGGCCAGTGCCGTCATTGCTGGCGTCGCCATGGCAGCAGCATCCACAGCGGCAGAGCGGTTGCCCTGTCCAAGGCCTCCGAGCAGATTCCCGAGGCCACCATTTGCCAGACTCATCGCGGCGCCGCCGATGCCAAAGCCCAGCGCAGTCCCCGCGAGTCCCTTGCTTGCGTATTCCATAGTAGTACCTCCGATAAAATAGTAAGCTGGCCAGCTCCTGCTATCATTATCTCGCACCGCAAAAATCTAAGGGTTGCACTTGCGTGCATTAATGCTGCATTTGTGTGCAAAAATTTTTTTGCTTACCCATTGACATACCACCATTTTGGTGGTATACTGGTGCCATAAGATAAAACAAGGCGAAAGCCAAGGAGGAACACAAAAATGAAAAAGGCTTACATTCAGTTCAACGAGAATTCCACTTCCGCGTTCCTTTCCCGCTTCGATGGCAACGAACAGTTTTCACTTTACGCAGATGTTGATTCTGTCGACGGCGGCTGGCTGCTGGAAACCTCCGGCTCCATTACTTGCCTGAATGAGCTCGAAGCAGCAGGCAGCGAGGCAATGATCAACGCCATTTCTGAGATCGTCGACGATCCAACAACCCCGTGGGAAGAGCTTAGCGCGGAGGACGCGGAAAACATCCGCGACACTCTCGCCGCTTGGGGTATCGCGTGATGGATCGCATTTGTTCGCAATGTGGCTGTACTTTTGACGGAATTTCAGCGGATACCCTTTGTGAGGCATGCCGCATGGTTGCAAAGATTTTCCTCAACAGCCGGATTTGTTCTGCGTGCGGCGCAGCGTACACATCGCGCTCTCCACGTTCCGCCTATTGCCCCGCGTGCCGTAAGCACCACCAGAGCGACGCACCAAAAAGAAGCATCGGTTCATCCGATAAGTGCGAGCTTTGCGGCGCGGAGTACACCGTAAAAGGTTCGGCGCAGCGCTATTGCCCAGAATGTGCAAAAGGTCGCGCGCGCCGCGCGTATGCGGAGCGTAAATCCGAGCGTATCATCGCCACCGCAAATTGCATCGTGTGCGGAAACCCGTTCCCGCTGGATGGCCATCGGCGTAAGTGCTGCTCAGAGGAATGCGCGAAAGTGCGCCAAAAGCAGATGGTAATGCAGGCAAAAAAGAGAGATCCGGAAAAAGCCCGCTCGTATGTACGTGCATGGTACGCCGAGCATAAAGAAGAATACAACGAGAAGCGCAACAAAAAGCGCCGAGAACAGCGAGCATTAAAGAGAAAGGAACCCGCAAAATGACTGACAAACAATTCAACATTTTCTGGTCGGAGGCCCTCGCCTCGGACGACCGCGAAGCATTTGTCTCCGACTGGGCGCTATCGTCCATCTGGGGCGACGAACCGGAGACCGACATCCCCGGAGACCGTGCATACCATCTCGATGAGCTGTGGCGCGTTGCGCACATGTCGATCCGCGACATCCGCGACGCCGCAGGGCTGACGCAGGCCGCATTTTGCGTGCGATTCTGCATCCCCAAGCGCACGCTTGAGAACTGGGAGGGCGGGCAAAGCAAATGCCCTGACTACCTCCGGCTCCTGCTTGCGCAGGCCGTCGGCGCATATTTGAGGCCATAAAAAAACACCCGGTGTCAGACATTGACACCGGGTGCTTTTATACCATATCCAGCCTTTCCGCCGTCCTGCGCGCTTCGGTTATTATTTTCTCCATGCGCCGGGAGACCGTTGAGCGATCCATGTGCAGCTCTTCCGCGATATCGATCTGCGGCATTCGCTCCAATATGTACATCCTCCCAATCTCCCGATCCTCTCGGCCAAGCATTGCCTGCCCAAGGACGCGCTCCCAATCGCTTGCCAGCAGATTTTTCAATCCATCCGGTAAATGCACGCGCCCTCTTGCCATTTGCGCCTCCTTCCGGCGCAGGACGGCCGAAAATTACTTGCTATCCAGCACGGCGATATTGCCCTTATTGCTGACCCTCAGACCCAGCGCGGCGGCGATATCGCGCACCTTGACATAGTTCGTGCCGTCTTTCAGGATGCGCTCGACGGCGATCTCCTTGCCGTCCACGATCATTTTGCTTTTCTCTACCACTTCGTCCTCAAACCTTTCCAAGAATTTTTTCCACTGCTCGTTTCCAGTGGTGTGATAGTAGGTGTTCATGTCCGCGCCGACGAACGGGCGCGGGCAGAACTTCCCGGACACATCATAGTGCCGGATGATGTGATCCGCCGGAATGTTGTGCTCCTTCATGAGCTTGTGGATCAGCCACTCGGCATTGTCCAGCACCTTTTTCTCAAAGAACCAGTCTGTATCGTAGGCTCCCATGCGCTTCGGATTGACCTTCTTCGGTCTCAGCTCCACGCCGATGGAGTTCCAGTTCCGGCACTCCGGATGCAGCGTACCGTCTCCGCAGTGCCACGCCACGTCCGTATCCTTTACGCACCGGTAAATGATATCGCCCTCGTCCACGGCGTAGTGCGCGCTGGCTCTGGCCTGCGGATTTTTGAACCACTCGGCCACGCTGGCCGCAGAGCCGAGCGCACCGAAGTAGTGGACGACGATCCATTTCGGCGTGCAGCCGCCCGCTCGATGGTTGATCGGCGTGAGCGCGTCTTTAATTACCGGCATCGGAAGCACCCCCATAAAGCTCATGGTGGAGCGTAAGCACCGCCGATTCGATCATTTTGTCAACGGTGTCACTGTCGAACTGGATGCCCTTGGACGCGAGATAGCGCAGCACATAGGCTTTCTTTTTCGCGCCGTCCGTCGCGTTGTAGAGCTGCTCCGCAGCCCTGACCGCGATATCAACGTACTGCTGCCATTTGGCGAGCTTTTCAGCGCCGATGCGCTCTTTCATCCATGGGATGAGGAACGCCGACACAAGCGCCGTCAGCAGCGTAATGACTGCCGTGATGATGTTCGTGTAGTCCATATGTATGCTCCTTTCAATCTTTCAGCACGATCTCCGCGATGCGTGCTGCCGCTTCCGGGCCGTATTTCTCGGCCCATTTATCCATGTACTTCTGCGCGTACTTCGCGCGGTTTTCATTCTTGGCTTTCCATAGGTAAAAGCCGCTGTATGCCGTCGCCTCGGCGATGACTGCCAGCGTGATCTCTGTGAGGTCAGCGCCAGCAGCGCAGGCGATGATTAAGGAGAGGCATACAAGCGCATTCCCGATCAGCCATTTTTTCGATGTTTCCATCAGCCCAGCCCCAGCTTCGCCAGCGCAAATCCGATCAGTCCTGCAAGGATTGCCGTGATAACTCCCTTTACGACCGCCTCCCAGCGGCTTCCCGGCAGCGCCTTGATGCTTTTCACATCGGCCTTGATCTCGTTCACGTTTTCCTCGATCGCCTCCTGCTTGGTCGCCAGCACCTCCACCGAGGTCGCCAGCTGATGCAGCGCCCTGTTGTCTGCCTCCAGCTCATCGATCCTGTGCGAGTTGCTCTTGCATCGCGCCTCCACGGAGGCGATCTGCGCCTGAATTCCATCATCCATCTTGATACTCCTTTCAAAGCTTTCTATTTCGCACTCCGGACAGACCATCCTGCCCTCGGGCACGGCCCGCCCGCAGCATACGCATGTATCCATCAGCTGATCTCCTGATCCAGCGTGATAATGAGATTCGCGCCGGAACCCTTTGCGCTCACGCGGAAGAATGCAGCTCCATTTGGCGGAGCCACATTTTTGTCCGTGCTGAATGCCGCAGCCGCATTTGCATCCTCCACTTTTGAGGGATAATAGATGCTAGTGCCGATTTTTTCGTAGCTGGTCGGCGACCCCTTTAGCGAATAATTCGCCTGGTACCACGCGATGCGGCATCCGTATGTATTCCATGCGATTCCGTCTCCGCCGATGCGGTAGACGTGTTCAGCTCCACCATCGAACGGGATAAATCCAGTTGTCACAAAGCCGCTCATATCGCTGGGAGCACCGTTGGAGCCTAGATATTTGCCATCCGTGTACGGAGCCGATGCGCCGGAGCTATCCACCGCTGTGGGCACCAGATTTGTGTACGTTACGACCTTCGTAGCCACCGCCGTGATCGTCACATCGCCCGTGACGCTGGCAATACTGATCGCTCCAGTGCTGGCCGTGTAGGCCGTTGATGTGATATCCGTTCCGCCCATTTTGATCACAACGTTGCCCATCGTGTAGCCACTGTCTGCTGTCAGAGTCGCCGTATAGGCCGCACCATCTTCAACGGATACCGCCGCATTGCTGTTCGAAACGTGCGAAAGCGAATTCGTGATATTCCGATACACCGTTGCTGCGTAGCCGATTGTCCGGTCGCGCCCGGCGCCGTAGCAGAAAGAATGAATCGCTTGCTCCGAAGGCGTTAGCACGTTTACGGTGAATGCTGTATCCTTTGCCGTTCCAGCCGTCTTGTCGTATGTCACATCCTCGCCATATGTAATGCCCCAGAACGTGGCGCTGGCCGAAGAATTGTTGCGGTAGAAGCACGCATTCGGCATCGCCACTTTCCATGCATCAAACGCGGTGCCAACGGAATTCGCCACACTGTAAAGTTTATCCACACGGAAGCAGTGCGTATGCCCGTGTACATTCGCCACAAATTTTGCAGCATTGTGACCGTTGAAATTCACTGCTGTTCCGTTTTCTGTGGTCGATCCGCCCTCAACGTAGGCTTTCACGATATTGCTCATGGGATATGTGCCGCCGTAATCCAGCGGATAGTGCGCCAGCACCAGTACACTCCAGCTTGCCGCATCGGATTTGCTGCCAACGTCATGGAGCGTCTGCGCAAACCATAGCCTTTGTGCGGGGGAGCAGACATAGCTTGCCGACTCGCCGCCGATCGTCTCGCCCTCGCAGGTATTGAGGCAGATCACACGGAGCTTCTTATCGGCAAAATCCCGGTAGCAGTAGCCGTATTCTGTACTACCGTAAGTTGCGCCCTCGCAGTATTTACCTATGGCCGAGAAGAGATATTCCGCGCCGACCAGCGTACTGTATTCTCCGGTATCGTGGTTTCCCACCGTGCGGAACTGCGGAATGCCCTTGTATGCCTCGTCAAGCCAGCCGTTAATCTCTGCGATCTGAGATTTCAAGAGCGCCTCTGTCGTAGCTTGACTGCCAAAAGTGATATCGCCCAGCATACAGGCAAAATCGATCTCAGGCAGGACATATGCCAGCGCCTTGAGTGCCATGCAGGCGTGCAGATTTCCGGCATTGATGTTCGTCTGCCATCCATCGACCTGTTCTCCTGCATGATGGAAGTCCGATACAGCCAAAAAAACAATGCTGTCCGACTTGAGCACAGCCTTTACTTTCTCCGACACGGCCAACGCCTCGGCCTTGACGTAATCCGGAATATCTGCGTGCTGAATTTTTTCGCTTCCGGAGATCGCGTCTACTGCGTTTCCGAATCCCTTTTCCGCGTCCCATACGATTTGGGCTGTCTCTCCCGTTTTCGCGCGAATCCGGTCTGCCGTGTGGGTCAGCGCCGCACCGTTTGTCAAATATTCACTCAAAATGATACACCTCCCGCGCTGAGCAATTCGGTAGCCGCCCATGCCCCATTTACGACACGAAGGATTTTCCCGTTATCAGCAGTGGTGACATTCGGCAAAGTTTGCCTTGTATATATCTGCTTGCTCAGTATTGCAGGAGCGGACACCGAACCACCCAGGAAGCCCAAGACATCACACACAATGCTCTCGACAATAACTTCCGTCTTTAATACTTCCGTGCGAGCAAACACAGGTATAGCATACGTCCCGGGCATTCCTGCTACCTCCTGCAAACCGACACACTGATACGTATTGTGGTTGTATACAAACAAGGCGTTTTTTAAGTCAGCAATATCCATCCCAACAAGATAGGTTGCGGCTTGCGTGCATGCTGCATCCGTATACACCAGGATTTTCCCGTCGGAATCCTTTCCGTACAGGATAATGCCAGGGAGCGTTTGTAACGTACTTCTCCATTTTGCCTTAATATCGGCACTACTAGGGATATTGCTCCCGTCTGCTTTCGCCAGCGCGGCAGGTTCCCATTCTGTGGGCTTTCCAGTCTCGTCAACCGACTTCACCAAAGCGGCTTGACCTACAGATGCACCTGATATACCGAGCGATTCATTCGTACCGCCTCCATCCGGGATTTCGACAGTTTGCTCCGCACTGCCGTCATAGATCGTCGTTGCATTTCCAATCTTGATGTTGAGCGAATGAGGATTTGGGAGTTCCGTTGGGATATCGGACTCTTTCGCCAGCGTTCCAAGCCATGCCATCCATACCGTGCCGGTATATGAGACAGTTGGATACTGAGGGTTTTTTGTTGGGTTTAGAGATCCTAGTGCGCCAAAGCCGAGAATGATTGTCCCCGAGGTAGACGCTGCTGCTACAAGTGGCAATTCAAATGGTGCGGCGACACTCTCAAATTTCACTACCGCATACACGGCATAACCAGCCGCATAAGCCGCATACACTTCCGCAGCCGTTTTGTCAGCAGTTGCGGCGTGTCCGCTGCCTGTAGGTGTCACCGTCACATAAAACGCGCTTTTGACCTCGCCTGTCGCGCCATTCACGCTTTTAACCGGCACACCATCCGCGCCGATGGGCGTAAACCCGAGTGCGCCGACAACCGCATCCTTCGTGACATTCGCATTGTCCCCGTTTGCGCCCTTCGGAATTCCGAGGTTAAGCGTAGGCTGTGCGGCAGTTCCGCCCATGCTGGCCGTAGCCGCGCTTCCTGCGGGCAGCGTCGTCACCGTCCCGATCTTGATATCCGGCGTCACGCCATCCTTACCGGGTGCTCCATCCTTGCCGGGTACTCCATCCTTGCCGGGTGCGCCATCTGCACCATCCTTGCCCGGAGCACCATCCGTTCCGTTTGTTCCGTCAGCCCCGTCGTTGACCGTAGCGACAGCTTCCCCGTCCACCTTGATCGTTGTAACCTTTCCGGACTTGGACGCCGTGATAACGGGCGTGTGCCCGTCTGCACCCTGTGGGCCGGTCGCACCCCTCGACGGCTTCCCGGTGTCCTCGGTGCCGAGATACCAGTTCCCGTTTTCTCCGATCGTCGGCGTAATGCCGTCCTTGCCGTCCTGCCCGGTACCGCCGCCTCCGCCCGCCGGAATCTTGTATACGTCCTCTAGCCCCGGAAATTTGATCGAATTTAATTCTTTCTGTGCCACACTGTCTCCTTTCTTCGCTCATCAATAACCGATAATCATGACTCTGTAAGATGCAATAGCGAAGGGCGTTGTCACAAACGTTGTGTTCCTTGTAAGCGTTATCTGCGTCCCATTCATTGCTGCGGTCAGGTATCCGGCGCTTGTGTCCTTCCCATAGAACACCGTGTAACCATTTGAATTTCCTATCAGCGTTTCTTCCAGAATGCCGCCCGCATCATCTCTTGCTTCACATATCGAAAGCACACCCACATTCGATGCATCATTCAAAAGCAGCATGATCGCTTTGATGCTTGTGATCCCTTCCGTGTTTGGAACGATCATCTGCGTTGTGCTCGTCGGTGTGATCGATGCGTTGTAAATGACCTTCGCCCCCGGCGTGACGCCCTTCACAAGCACCGACCCCAGCGCGTCATATGCCGCATCCTTCGTCACGGAGATATCCGAAGCACCCGGCGTGACTGTCTTGTTCTGCAATTTCATTGCCTGAATGGTCTGCGCGCCCGCGAGATACTTCCCGGCAGGGATGGTCTGCGGCCGTGTGGACGGCGCATAGGCCGTTGCCGCGAGGCTTTCGATCTCACCCGTTACCTTTCCGCCGTTGACATACGCCGTGTACGGTTTGAGGATCTGCGCGGCGGTCGCCGTCGCATCGGAAATGTCCGGCCGCGGATCATAATGCCCGGCCTCCTCGGTCAGCTGCTCGATGGTTTTCTTTCCGGTAAACCCGAAGATCGTCCGCAGCGCCGACGCCAGCGCGTCGAGCTTGCTCTTTGTGACTACTACCTTATCGTTCTCAGCCATATGTCGCCCCGTCTCCGTCCGGCAGCGCGGTCAATACCGCCTGCACAAGCTCCGCCTTGTCGGCGGCCGTGAAATAATCCGTCCCCTTTACGGGCGTCTTTCCGTCCGCACCCTTCGCGCCCGGTGCCCCCGTAGCGCCCGTAGCGCCCGCAGGTCCTTTGATGTTGACCGGCGTCGGATTCTCCAAGTCTCCGTCGTTCGTCCAGCTGATAACGCCCTCCGCGCTGACGGACGGCGTGAACGTGTATCCGTTCTGCCCGCTCGTTCCGGTTCCCTCGGCCGTCAGCGCCCGGATGGTGATGTTCCCGTTGCCGTCGTCCTCGACCACGGTTTGAAAACTGTCTCCCTTCGGGCCCGGCCTGCCCTGCGGGCCGGTCGCGCCGTCCTTGCCGTCTGCGCCTGCGGGGCCTTGTGGCCCCTGCTTACCCGTTGGGCCTGCCGGTCCCCGGATGTCTCCGAGGTCAACGGTGCTTCCGTCCGTCAGCGTAAAGATCAGATGCCCTTCGTCCGACACCTCCACAGCCTTGATGCCTCTGGAAATGAGGCCGTGGATCGTCACCATCACGCTTTCCGGAATTTCGATTTTCATACCCTCGCCTCCTTATTCCACACGCGCAATGTTCCCGCTCGCAAGCGTGGTCCGGTTGCCGTGCGTGTATAAAATGTCGTACCGGTAGATGCCGCGTGGGAACTTGGCCGTCACCTCGTCCGTGAATGCCAGCGTGATCGTGTTCTCGTCCGCGCCGGTGAAGGAGAATTCCTGCACGGCCTTCTTTGTCCAGTCGTAGAATGTGACCTTGATTGTGTCCGTCTGCCCGATGGTCACGTCCGCGCCGTCCTGGTCCTCCAGCTCCAGCCGGAGCCGGAGGGAGAACGTGTCTCCCTCATACCAGCAAATGCACCCGTTCGCAATGCGCGGGCTGACCCGCGCGCCGGGGATCGTGTTTGCCGCACTCATTTCTGCGCCTCCTCCCATTTCTTGATCTTGTTTTCCGCTTCCTTCTGTGAAAGTCCGCTCACCATGAATGCGTTCCGCAGGTATCCCTTGAGCCTTGCTTTCCCGGCCTTGTCCGCCGCCAGATACTCGTCGCGGAACATGTCCGTAATGGCCGCACGGATCTCCTTCGGCTCGTATCCTTCCTTTTCAAGACCCTTGAGCGTGCTCCGCAGATCCTTTCCGGTCGAAACGGCCTTGTACAGCTTGTCGTGGTTTTCCGTCCAAGGCTCAAAGCCCGTTGGCGTGTAATCCTCCTTCGCCAGCTCCGTTTTCTGTTCCGGCGTCAGATTGAGTTCATCGATGAGCGCGAAGGTCTCTGCTTTCACGCTTCCGGAGATCGTCTTGCCGTCCGCGTCCTTCTCGCCGGTCACCCCGGCAGCCGCCTGAATGTAGCGCAGATACTCTCCAACGTCCGCGCCCTCTGCCAGCAGCTTGTCGATCTGTTCCCGCTCCTTGTCGCTCGCCATCATGTTGTAGTAGTACAGTACCTTCCCGCTGTCCTCAATGTCGAACGCATTGAGGAGCTGCATTTGCAGCTGCTCCTTGGTCTGCGTGTCGGTCTTTTTTACCTTGGACATGGCCTTGATGAGCTCATAGCTGTCTCTCTGGTCAACGCCTCCGGCGCGCATCGCCTCATACGTCTGCGTCGCCTTTGCGCTCAGCGCGCCGAATCCCGCCTCGACCCACGCCTGCGCCTCCGGCGTCGCGCTCTTTCCGAACAGCATCGTTCGTGCAACCGCGCTCGCCATGTCGCCCTTCCGGTCTGTGTAGATCGGATACTGGAGCCTCCCGTTCGCCGTATAGCTGCCCTGCCGTTTCAAGGCGCTGATGCCCTGCCACATTTTCTTGACCTGCCCGCCGCCGAACGGCAGCAGCCAGTAGGCCGCCGGGTTGACCATTTCCTTCCCGATCTTCGCCAGCTTTTCCTCGTCCGTCGCGGTCTCCGAGTCCAGCGCAGTCAGGATGTTCTTTACATTCGGCATGGAGCTGGAGAAGGGGAGCTTGCCGCCGCCCATCAGGTTCCCGATAAACGGTGCTTCCTGCCCGACGTTCTCCGCCAGATTCCGAATCGTTCCGACCGCGCTCTCCGGCTCCGACTCCTTGATGAGTCCGCCGCCGGCCGCCGTGTCCACCAGATTATTCAGCTCATACCCCGTCAGATCGCCCACCGTGTCGTTGACGATCCCCAGCGGATCGAGCATCGGGCGTCTTCCGATGAGATATTCATATAGCTCGTTGTAAAGGAATCCGCCGATCAGGAATTTGAACAGCGCCAGTGCCAGATATCGGACGCCCTTCTTCCGCTGCTCGCGCGGGAGATCCTTGAAGAGATACGAATATGTGTTGTTTACCTCCAGCTGAAACTGCGTGAACATTTTCATAAGCGGGTTTCGCGCCTCAAAGAGCGTCGGCATCGCGCCCTTCGAGCGGTCTGCCATCACGTTTGCTGCGAAATCGTCCGCCTCGCGCATCGCCGTCTCCTCGCTCATGCCGCGTTCGATGTTCTCCATGTACCGTGCCCGGACAATGGTTCCCGCAGAAAACTGGTCGATCCACTCCATGGGTGTGGACAGGAATGCGCTTGCGCTCTGCTGCCATGTGCGGACCAGCGGGTCGCTTCCGGCGCGGTTTGTGAGGAAGTCGCTCGCTTCCACAAGTCCGTCGTTCGTCTTAATGTTTGCCAGCGTCTGCCACATCCCCTTGAGCACGGAGATCGTCTTGAGCTGTGCTCCCGCCTGCGTGATGACGCCGAAGTTCGTCAGCCACGACGCCGGGTTGACCGCGACCATGTTCGCCGCCACCCTGTTCTGCCATGCCCTCATGAAATTGTAGAGCTTGCGCCCGCCCAGATGCTCCATGCTTCGATCATACTTGCTCTTCTTGTTCGCCAGCAGATTTGTGTATTCGTCCAGCTCCACCGCGAAGTTCGAAAGCGAAAACTGCCCCTTGTCCATGATCTCCTTGATTTCAAGCTCTTTCTGGTGCTCGGTCAGATCGTCTCTTGCCCGGATGTCGTCCACCCGCTCCCGCAGTCCCTCGTCCGACGTGCGGTATCGCACCTGCTGCGCAAGCGCCCGCAGCTTCTGGATGGCGTCCGTGTAGCAGATCACGCTGGCCGCGCCCTCCACATACTTGTCAAAGCCCTCCACCGCGTCATACGCCGTGTCAAAGCCGATGCGCTCCAGCGCATTTCCGAAGTAGGTGATGCCCGGCTTGAAGGTGTGCGTCAGGCCGCTGATGGTCGTCGGCAGTGCTGTCACCTCCGCGTCGATTCCGAGTGCCTTTCCCATCAGCCCCAGAATGCCGTCCGTCGTCCCCGGCTGGAAGTGGGGGAAATAGCCCTGCCGGTAGTTGATCGGCTCATAGCCGTTGCGGATGCGCACGTCATTCATCTGCTCAAATAGCCCGTCATAGATCTTCCGGAACGTCTCCACGGCGTTTTCGATCTTCGCCCTGTCCAGCCCCGGACTCGTTGCCCACAGATCCAGCACGATCTGCCGCCATTCGTTGAGCGTCTTGCCGTCCCGGTCCTGCGCCCTCTGGTGCTGCTCCAGATATCGGATGTTGTCCTCTGCCTCTCCCAGCAGCTGCACCGCATGGGCCTCGCTCACGGCGTCGCCCTTGCTGGCCTTCCGGCTCAGATTCAACGCCTTGACCTGCTCGCGCAGCTGGTTTTTCAGCTTGTTCGCGTTCGCGCTGGCCGTCCGGACTGGCTCAAAATACGTCTTGTTGATCGCCTCCGCGTCCGCCTCCGGGAAAATATCCCGGACGTTGCGCGTCATCGTCTCCCGGCTGTACTCGATCCCGGCCTTTTTGTCCTTGGCCTTCTCCGCGTTTTTCAGAAGGTTATCCGCCTGCTCGCGGAGCTTGCCCTTCCGATACCGCCGCCAGTCTGCGATCTTGGCCGCCGCCGCGTCATAGTCTGCCTTAGCCTCGTACATGGCAAGGATGCCCTGCGCATTCTCCATGCCCTGCACGTCCTCCGGCGTGATCTCGCCGCGCAGGAGGCGATTCAGGACGCTGTTGTCCTCCGCCGTCAGCAGGTTCTTTGCCGCCGCCCGCTCATACGTCCGCCGCAGGCCCTTGAGGTCTGCGTACAGGCTTTTGACCTCCTCCATCGTCGTGGGGACGGCCCGCGCCTGCTGCTGCCGCATCCGCGCCTCGGCATACCGCCTTGCCACATTCAGCGCTCCCAGCATGTTCTCCACGCTGGCCTCGTAGTCGTTCTTTGCCCAGCGCTTGAATTCCTCCGCGTCCTCGCCGTGGTATTCGTCCAGCGACATCTGCACTTTCTCGATTCGCTTCGATACCTCGAACATCCGCATGAGCTGATCCGCCGGATGCGTGATGCTCGCCGGGAACAGTTCCGGGGCCATCTGCTGCATTTCCTTGTATGCCACATCGACCGGCAATCCGCCCTCGTTTGCGATGCGCAGCCGCCCCGAAGCAGCCCTTCGGAAATCGTCAAAGTCCGCAATGTCCGCCCGGTCTGCCTCCGACAGCGTGACTTTCAGATCGCGCAGCCGCGTTTTTACGTCCTTGTACTGGTCGTAGAACTCCGTGTCCATCTCCACGCCTCGCCTGTAGGATTCCTCAAAGTTCCTGTCTACCGTCTCCTGCGAGATCCTGCCGGTCTGGAGATATTCGTTCATCATTTCCTCAATGGCAGGCTTCAGGACTTCCTGCCTTGCCGCAAACGGCATCGAAAGCGTCTGCTGGATCGCCGCCGCTGTCTGCCCGCGCACCCTGCGCAGATAGTCCTGCGCCTTCTTCGGAATGCTGTCCATCGTCAGACTTTCATAAACCGTCGGAGGCTCTTTTGCCGCTTCCTCCGCTGCCAGCCTCGCGTCCTCCTCCGCAAGCCTGCGCTCACGCTCTGCCGCAGCCTTTTCCATTGCAGCCTCCTCCTCAATGGAGATCTGCGCAAGCTCGCGCTCTGTCCGCATCTTCGGAACGATCTTCCGCAGCTGTTCCAGAAAATCGTTGTAGGCGTTTTGCCGGAAGTATTCCGGGTTCGTGCTTTCCACCTGCTGTGCCAGCGCCTGTGCCTTGCTGACCCGCTTATAAACGCTGGCTATGCGCATGATCTGCTTCGCCGGATTTTTGATTCCGGACGGGAACAGCTCCGGCAGCATTCCCGAAAGATCGGAATACAGCTCTCCGATGCTGACGCCGCCCTTTTCCTTGATCGTCAGCTTCCGCAGCGCTGCTTCATCGAAATAGTCGTACTGCTCGATCTGTCTCGTGTCCTCTTCCGTAAAGGTGACCGGTGTTTTGCGGATGGCGTATTGCAGCGCCGCGTACTTCTCTGAGAATTCCTGATTGAGTTCCAGCGCGCGGTCGTATGCTTCTGCAAAGACCGCCTCGACCGAGGACCTTTTCAGCGCGTCGTTTTCCAGAAATTCGTCCACCAGTTCCAGGACGCGCGGGCGCATTTCCTTCCGCAGTGTTTCCATCTGCGCAGTCAGCGGTGTAACAAGATCGTCCGTGATCTTCGTTGCAAAGCGCATAAACTGATCCCGGTTTGTCTGCGGCAGCTTCTCGACCTGAAACTCCGCCGCCTCCGCCTCGGCTTCCGCCTCCGACACATCCTCAGCGGAAAATTTTGCATCCATAGGCTGGTCTCCCATTTTGACGATGGAAGAAAATTTCTCTCCCGAGATGTTGACACTGTTCCCACGGTAGGATATACTACCAATAGAACCATCACGCAGAAGCTCTCGGGACGTTACTGTAAGCCCGAATCGGCGAAGAAGCGGGACGGTTCTTTTTTTGTCCGCAAACAGAACATCACTCTGCGAAACGAACGATGCGGGGTTTGCTTTCGCGTATGCGCTGTTGACCTTCTGCATGTCGTCCAGAACAAATCCGTTCTCCCTTGGACGCAGATCGAGCACCGCAAGGACAGGCTGTCCGCCCTGTGTGTTGATCGAGCCAAACAGCACCAAACGGCTGTTCCCGCCGTTGCCAGAGCCTTTGCTTTTCAAAATCAGAATCGGGTCATCCAGCAATTCCGGAATCTTCTGAATCTCGCGGATGGTCATCTCCGGATGTTCTTTCAGAATGGTGCTGATCTTATCACCGTTCATGTAGATGTCGCTTTCAATCGCGCCGAGTCCTTGCAATGTCTCGCCCGTATATCCAAGTGTAAACGACTCTCCCTCTGTCATCCCGTCTCGATACCATTCCGCGACATCCTCGCTGAATTCCTTGTTGACCGAATACTTCTCCGGCGGGCCTCTGGTCCCGCCGTTTTCTTCTGCCGCCTGCTGGGTCTCCTGCGCCCGCTGGGCGGCTTTTTGTATGATCTTTGCCTTCTCCTCCGGCAGCCGGTCCATGCCCGCATAGGCGTCCGCGCAGATCTCCTCGATGTACGCATCCAGCTCCGCGCCGTCGTAGCATCCCTCGTATGCCTCGGCATACCGCTGTGCAAGCTCCTGAATGCCGTCCTCGCCCAGCTCGTCTGCCAGCACCGCCCGCACGCTGTCCAGTAGTCCCGGCGTGTCCTGCACCTGCCTGTGGAATGCCTCGTGGCCCGCAAGCTGCTGAACGCTCCATTTCTTCGCCGTCGCATTTACCCAGACCGTGTCGCCCACCGCCACGCCGTCGGCGTACCGCGTGACCTTCGCCCGCTGGTTCTCTACGCTGATAGAGCCCACTGTGAAATGCACATCCGCAAATCCAGCGCTTTTCAGCGTCCCGGCGGCAGCCTTCATGCTGTCCGTCCATGTGCTCTCCGGGGCCTCGCGGAAGCTCCGCTGCGCCGACCCCTTTCCCAGCCCAATGTCCTTTCCGCTCAGGTACGGCTGTCCCGCAGCGCGGACGCGATTTTCGAGCTCAATTCGTTCCGCGACTGCGCTTGCCTTTGCGGATCGCGTTTTTGCGCCTCCTGCGCCCTCTGCCACTGCTCCAGCCTGCTCTCCGGAATCCATACCTGCATCCCGTTTGCCGCCGTCATCAGCAGCCGTGCTTCCTGCTTCCTCGCCATTGATAAACCCCCTTCCGGCGTTCCATGCTGACCTCGTCATGCCGTCTCCCAGCGTGCCTCTGTTGTACCTCTCAAAGTCACTCATGGGCGCACGCTGGATCGACGCCCTGCCCGCGTTCCACGCCTCCTGCGCCACATCCGCGTTCACGCCCTGTGCGGCTCTCTGTGCCGCCGAAAGGCTCATTCCGTTCCTTCCGTACTCGTAAGCCGCATTCACGTCCTCTGCGTACTGCTGCGCGTCCTGCTCTCCGTCGTAGCCGGATAGAAGCACGCTGGTCATGCGGTCGTCAAAGCCGTACCGTCTTGCCGCGTCGGTCAGCAGCCTGTCCGCGTCGTCCCGGCTCTCCTGTGTAAACGTCCGTTCCGCGCGGGCCTCCTCCGTCTGCTGACGTGCCCGCGCGTCTGCTGCGCCCTTTACCTCCGCCTCGTTCAGCTTTTCAAAGGCATCCGCTGCACTGTCCGCCTCCGCGTCGTTGATGGCCTCTGTGTTCTCCTGCGACCGCGCCCACGACGCCTTTTCCGCATCCCGCGCCTTCGCATCCCGCGTCTTCGCATCCCGCTCATCTGCATACTGGTTGTACGTCTGAAACGCCGCCTCGGCCTGCGCGGCCTTGGCCTCGTTTTCCTCCGCGTCCACCGCTTCGCGTACCTGCTCCACGTCCACGGTCTCTCCGGCCTGATCCATCGCGTCGAGCACCGCGCCGATGTCCGCCGCGTCCGGCGTCACGCCGTAGGCGATTTTGTCCCGGATCACCTGCGCCGCCTCCTGCACGTCCGCGCTGTCCACGCTCTGTGCAATGTCTGCCAGCTCCGAGCCTGCCGTTCTCAAGACGCGCTCATATCGTGCCTGCTGCAGCTGCTTCGGCGCGTCGGCCACATTACCGATCGCCGAAAGGAACACGCCTCCGAGGAATGCGTTCCCGATGGACGCTGCGTCTGCAAACTCCGTGTTATCTCCGTTGTAGATGGCCCACTCTGCCACCGGGTCGAGAACTTCGGTGACGACCTCCTCCAGACCTTCCGACGCAATGTCAAACGCCTTGCTGTTGAGGATCTTCATGATCGTCTTGTTGCCCGTCAGCTTTCCGACCGCCTTGTTTACCAATCCCGCGTCCGTGTCATAGATCGGATTGCCGCCGAACAGCCTTTCGGAGAACACCTCCAAGCCGCCCGCGACCACGCCGTAGGCCAGCGCCTGTGCGTCGCTCGCGCCCTTGTCCTTTGCCTCCAGTGCCGAGTTGCCGCCGGACGTCAGTCCGAGCGTCACAAGATTGTTGACGCCCGCAATGCCGCTCAGCCCCGCGCCGAACAGCATATTTCCTGCCGACGGCATCTGCTGCTGAATCCAGAGCGGAACGCCCTTGTATTTCCCCTCGATCTCATCGCCGATTCTGTTCAGTTCGTCTCTGTAGTACCGTGCCGTCTCTTCTCCGGCGGTCATGCTCTCGCCTGTATAGTAGCTGCTGAAATCGTCCGCAAGGGACAGCATTTTGTCCTTGATGCTTCCATCCGGCACAGCCTTTGCGAGATCCCGCAGCACCCACGCCGCCGCGCCGTTCGCGCCCTGCTCCAGATAGCCCAGGACCATACCCAAGCCGCCCAGCGCCATATCCGCGCCGCCGGAGATGAACTGCGTTGCCATGTCGCCCGCATACTCTCCGCCGCGCCCGGAAACGGACTTGTCCAGAACGGCCTTCTTGTATCGCGTATAGGCCAGCTCCTTCTGCATCTCGTCCAGCGTCATGGGCGTCTCGCGCCCGGCGTTTACCTTGTCATAGGCATCCTTGAATTCCGGCAGTCCGCCGCCCTCGGCATTCTGTGCCCGCGCATAATCGCTTGCGGCCTCCAGCGCGTCGATCCGCTTCCCGTATTCTTCCGAAGTGCGCCTGCGGCCTCGCTCCTGATCCAGCGCTGCGGCCCCCTGTGCTGCCTGCTGCTTTCGCTGCCATTCCGCAGCCCGTCTTTCCATCTCCCCGTCGAACTGATTCAGACCGATCAGGCGGCTATAGTCCTGCCCGGCATTCGTCGCCGCCTGCTGGGCCGCCGTTCCGGTCTGCACCTTGCGCTGAAACTGTAGATACTTCTGAATATCCTGTGCCGCCTGTACGCGCGGCTGCATATCCCCGTCGAGCTGATTCAGGCCGAGCATGCGGCTGTACTCCCGCTTCTGGCTTCCGCCCGCCTGCTGGGCAGCCGTTCCGACGGATACCCTGCGTGGGAATTCCGTCTGCTTCTGGTACTCCGCGACATACTGCTTGTACTGCTGATACGCCTCCTCATAGCTCTGCGGCGTCGCCTTCCTGGTGTTCGTCCGGTAATCCGGATTATACGGGCCGTTCCTGACGTTCTGCCCGCCGCCGTTGCGCAGATAATCGTCAAGCAGTGCCTGACCGTTTGTGCTTCCGCTGCTGGACTGTCTCGAAATGCCGTATCCTGTCTCCTGCTTATACTGATCGAGAAGGTCCCGCCCTGTTTGTTTCTTCTTCGCCATACTCTATCCTCATACGCGCGGGATTCCAAATCCGGCTTTGTTCAGGATTCCGACCAGCTCGTTGTACTGCTTCTTTCCGGTCGCGGTGCTTGTGTCGATCTGCGTGGACATGGTATAGAACAGGTCAAATGCCTTATCCTTCTGTCCCGCCATGATCCACTCGGTCATGCCGCGCTTGAGCTGGTTGTACGTCTGTGCCATTGCACCGCCCGCACCGCCGCTGTTGTAGGTGTTGTCGATATACCCCTTTCCGCTTCCGGTTCCGGAGCTGCCCGCTCTTCCGCCTCCGCTGCCGCCGCTTCCGCCTGCGGCCCTCTGCTGCGACTGCCAATAGGCCTGCTCCTGCGCGGCCTTCTGCTGCCAGTAGCTGAGCTGATCCGACCACTGCGTGTAATCTTTGTTCCACTCGGAGTCGTAGGCGCTCCGCGCGTCGGCAAGATCGTTGTAGTAGTCCGATACCGTGTCCCGGTACTTGCTGTAGTCCATGCTCTCCCGGTCGCTCACGAGGCCGTACCGGTTGTAGAGATCCTGCCCCTCGTCCTGATACCGGCCATACGCCCGGTCGTAGAGTTCCGGCACAATGTCGTTCAGGCTCTGGAGGTATGCGTTGTATGTCTGCTGCCCGACCTGCTCCGCGTAGGTCGAGCCGTAGCCGCCCGTGAGGCTGGCCGCCTGACCCATCGTGTCCTGCATGGCCGTCCTGCCGAGTCGCTGATACTGCTCCTTGTACTGCTGATACAGCGCGTCCTGATTGAGATCGTATTGAAACGGCTTGCGGTTTGTGATCTGGTCGTACAGGCTGTCCAGCTCCGCATCCCACCGCGACTGATACGCGCCCGGCCTCCGGCTCTGCACCTGCTGGAGGTATGCCTTTGCCTGCGAGACCGCGCCGGAAGGGGAGTAGCCCCGTTCAAGATTCCCGAGCCTGCCCGCCGTGTAGTCGGAATGGCCCGGCAGTGTGTTCCGCGTGGAATAGCCGCCCTTGTAGTTCTGTGTGGTCTGGCCCTTGTTGACGAGCGTGGACTTGTACTGCCCGTCGGCCCCTACGCTGTCGATGCGGTATGTTCCGCCCGCAGTGACCACCTCGTCGCCGACGCCAAGCCCGGACGGCGCACGGCCGTCGTCATTTACTCTGTACAGTGCCATCTTCCGCGTCCTCCTTCTCCGGCGGCCTTGCTGCCTCTGCCGCCTCCTGCATCTCCACGAGCCTTTGCAGCTCTGCCCGGTAGCTGTCTAGCACCAGCGCCGCCACGACCGGCGGCAGCCTCGATCCGTTCAGCGCCTCTGCGATCTTCTTCCTCAGCTCGTTTACTTCTCTTACCATCATGTTGCCTCCTCTGTACCCTCCGTGACGTTTCCGGATGTGTTGATGCTGGCCCCGTTAAAGGTGAGGCTCGTTCCCTTGATGCTCACAGCTCCGCTGGCCGCTATCTGGATATACGCGCTGTTGTCGCTCAGTGCCAGATACACCGAGCCGCTGTCTGCCATGATTCGCACGGCTCCATAGGAAAACAGCTCCACCGCCGAGGACGCCGTGCTGGCGCCCGTGATGCTCAGCCATCCCCGGTTGCCAATGTTGAGGTTGAGCGAGTCCAGCCCGCCGTAGGTGTTTGTGCTGACCGTTGCGGCCAGCGCCGTCAGCTCCTGCACGTCCGCGATCAGCGACGAAAGCTGCATCTGAATGCTGGTGTATCCGCCGTTCTGGTTGAGCAGTAGATCGCTTGCCTTGATGGAGCCGGTGATATCCGCGCCCGTCGCGGTCAGCTTGCCGGTCGAATCCACCTTGAATGCGCTCCCGATGGAAAGCCCGTCCGTTCCGAAGTAAAGTCCGGCTCCGCCCCATGTGTTGTCGGTGCGGTAGATGCTGCTATCCGAAATGCTCCACGGCCCGAAGCTCGATCCCGCTGCCGCCGTGACCGTTCCGGTCAGCTTCGCGTCGAATGCCTCCAGCGTCCCGGAAGGGAAGTGGAGCTTTTTCTGTGCCAGATAGGCGACCTCACTGCCGCCCTGCCAGAAGCTGACCCTGCCGGACGTGACGGTCAGCAGCTCGTTCTGCGTCTTGTCGATCACTTCCTTGTCGTTGGACACGGTCGTCTCGATGTTGCCGACGCCCACGCCATAGACCGGCGTCACGCCGTTGTAGTACAGCAGCCCCGTCTTGACGTACTGCTTCGAGTTCACAGTAAAAGCGTTGTTGACGCCCGCCGAGAACTCATACAGCTGCCGGATTCCGAATTCGTTTCCGTCAATGGTCATGCTGGCCTCCTGCCAGTACTTCCCGAAGTCCGACACGGCCACATAATTTCCGCTGAGCTTGAGCTTGAATGCCTCGGAGTTCTCCGCCGCGAAATCCGCCGTCTTGATGATGAGCGTCTTGAGCGCGGCAAAGCCGCTCAGCTCCGTCAGCCGCTCCTCCTTCGACAGTGCGCTTGCATCGATGGCCTGCGAGATCTGCATGAGCACCGCGCCCGCCGACCAGTCCGCACCGTTGAGTTCGTCCGTCAGCTGTACCAGATACCGCCGCAGCCCGTCCAGCTGCTGCGCGGCGTCCCCGCCAATCATGGGCGGGTACTGTAAAGTCAGGCTACCCATATGCGCCTCACAGATGGATGAACGGGACCGTCATTTTCGGCATGTTCGTCCGGTTGTAAAAATCCTGATACGCCGTGTAGTAGGCGTTGTACTTGGTCATTGCGTTGTTGTACCGCGTCATTTCTCCGTTCGCGTCGGAGATCTTCATTTCCAGATACCAGCGGTAAATTTCGTCATACGGCCACGGAATGCGCAGCTTCGTGTCGAGATCGACCGTTTCCGGATATCCTTCGAACGTCTGTTCGCTTGGCTTCTCCTGCGGCACACAGCCGCACCATTCGCGGTCGAGGGGATCGCGCGTCCGCACCCACGGCTCGCAGACCGGATTCCCGCTCCCGTGTGTTTTTTCTATTTCCAGATAGACCACGCCGTCCAGCTCACTGAGCCAGCGCACCTTATCGATGTTCTCATATTGATTTGGCGTGAGCCGGTCAACGGCTTCGATCGCCTCTCGGATGGTCATGCTCACTGCCTCCTTTTCACATTCCAAATTCGATAAAAGGGCCGCTTGCGCGGCCCTCTTTATCACTGCTGCTGCATTTCGTGGACGCGCTCAAAAAGCTCCGTCTCCTGCATCTGCGCGTGCTCCAGCACCTCGGCCACCGCCAGCGGCACCTCCACGGGTTTCCCGCGCGGCACCTGATATGCCTTGCCGTTGATGCATACGAACTCGAACTGCTGTTCTGTCTCCGATGCGCGCGGCAGGAACACAGTCTTTGTCTCTGCCTTTGCCTCGATATCCTTCGCCTCGATATCCTTCGCCTCGATATCCTTCGCCTCGATATCCTTTGCCTCGATATCCTTTGCCTTGGATTCCTTTACCTCTGCCATGGTTTCCCTCCTTAGTTGGCCTCGTCCGTGCCGGAGTACTCCGACAGGCTCTCTACGCGGACCATGCGATCCTGATAGAGGATCTTCGTCGCGGTGGAGAACTTATAGCCAAGCGTGCTGAACTGGTTCAGCGGGCCGCCCGCCTGCTCCTTGCTCTTTACGATCATTTCCAGACCGCCGCCCTCCGGATCGATCATACCGAAGGCGTCCTTGCCGAGGAAGAGCGTGGAATACACGCTGTAGTAGGTCGCCGCAGGCGTACCGCCCGAACCTGCTGCCGTCTTGACGGGGCAGGTGTTGTTGTTCCAGATCTTCGCCTCAGTCGTCTCGATGAAGCGAACGCCGTGCAGCTCGCCGATCTCGCCGGTGAACAGCGGCGTGACCGCCGCATACTTGTGCGCCTCGATCCACTCCTTGTTCTCGCGCAGGTCGTAGGAGACCGACGGGTGGATGATCGCGACGTACTTTCCGTTGATTGTCGGGGCCTTGAGCTTTTTCAGCGTGGTCACGGCCTTGTTTACCTCGGTCGGGGTCAGCTTGGACGTGGCGTCCATGCCTGCTCTGGTCTCGACGGCAGTGTGCGCGCCCGCAGCGCTGACCTTGTCGCAGTACTGTACGGTCGTGCCAGCCGCGAGGGTGTCTCGCACAAGCTTGTCCTGCGTGGTGCCTGCCGAAGCGCCCAGTTCCTCGGTCGCACTGAGGATCACGTTGTCGATGGCGTGCAGCTCCAGCTGATCGGATACCGTCAGATAGGTGCCGTACTGGAGGATGCTTGCCGTCATGCTCGACTGTCCGAACTTCTGGCCGGTGGGAATGACGCCCTCGGTCAGTGCCGAAGCGTCCGCGAGGGTGTTGAACTTTCTCCATTCGACCTTCTTGCCCCGGCCCTTCGGCAGCGGCTGCTTTCTCGCGAACTGCGCGTGAATGAGGTTCGGACGCGCGTTTTCCAGCAGCTCCGTGTCATAGTAGGTCTTCATCAGCGACGACAGGTCGTTGGGCGCTGCGAACGCCGTGGTCGATCCGTCGTAAGCATTTACATAGTTCTGCGTGGTGTTGACTAGCGTACCGGCGTCCGGTGCGCAGCAACCATGCATGAGTTTAAAAAGATTAATTTTCATTTAGCTCCCTTCCCGGGGCTGACACTCAAAAGGTGATCTTCTCGCCCCGATTGACTCGTGCGCGAATTTCGTCGCGCTGTTGTTTCGTGAGCTTTCGAGGGTCAAACTGTACGGGCATGCCGCTTCCGGCGTTGGCCGCGCCCTCCGGAGGGCGCATCCCGTTTGCCTGGATACCGGCTACGATCTGCTGCTGTGTTGCCTGCGCGACGGCGCGCGTCCGCGCTGCCGCCAGCTCCGCCTTGTGCACGACCTCATAGGCCGTCAGCGCCGGGACGCCGTTGGAGACCAGCCGCCCGAAGTCCGGGTTTGCCAGCTCCTGCGACAGATCTGCCTGCGGGTACATCGCCTGTACCTCCGCGAACTGCCCGACGATGCGGTCAAATTCCGCCCGCCGCTGCATCTCTCCCTGTGCCGCTGCATTCTCGCGCTGGAGCGCGGCGTTCTGCCGCTCCAACTGCTTCGTGTGCATCAGCGTTTCCAGCGGGATGCCCTTCTCCATGGCCTCGGCCTCATAAAGCCGCTTGTCGTCGGTCAGCCTTCTGGTCAGCGCGTCATAGTCGATCTTGTCCGGATCGGAGACGTCGATGCCGTACTGCTGGCCCAGCACATCGAGGATCGGGGAGAACTTGCTGATCGTCGCTTTCGTGCCCTTGAGCCGTTCCATGACGGCTTTCTTCACGCGCTGATCGTACTCCGTTTTGTACTTGCCCTTGATGAGACTCTCGAAAGTTTCTTCCTGCTGCACCTGAGCGCCGGGTGCGTTCTGACCGGTCGGCGGGAAGCCCGGGCTGCCCTGCGGACCTGTCGGGTCTCCGGCCGGACCGTTCTGGGTCGTGACCGGGGTGCTGCTCATGTTCGGCTGGGCGCTGGCCGTCATACCGCCCATGCCGCCTGCGTCGGCGGCGAAAAATGGGATAAACGATTTGTAAAACATATGGTTCCTTTCAGCCCGTCGGTGGGCGAGCCCTTGAATTTATCTCGTCGCGCTGTGCGCGGTCGATACGTTTTTTGCCGCTCAGTCTGGCTGCGTGCTCTTCTGCGACTGCTCACGCGCATCCTTCACGGTCTTTGCCTCCGTGCCCGCTCCTTCGTCTGGCATTTCTGCCTTTGCGCTTCCGGCGGCCGGAGCCTGTGCCTGTGCATCCGTGCCAAGGATCTGCTGTGCCAGCCCGTCCGCCATGGCCGGGTCGAAGCGCTCCGCCAGTGCCAGCGCCATCTGCTGCCAGCTTGCCAGCTCCTGCTGGAGCGTCCCGTTCTGCGCGATCTTCTGGCTGATCTCGTCCTTGCCGTCGAAATCCATCATGTCGAGCGTCGCCAGCGCCTGATCTGTCCTTGTAGGATCGAAGAAACCGAGCTGATAGAATTGCAGCGCCAGCTCGTTCTGGCTGAGCCTCGTATATTCGGAGGACTTCTGTGCGGATACCTCGATATCGAATACCGGCTTTCGCCAGGACACATCTCCGCCAAGGCCCAGCATCTCCTGCTGCTTGAGGTTCTGGTTGGAGTAGGTGACGTATTCCTCCGTCCCGAGCTGGCCCCGGATGCGGAACTTTCTCGGCAGATCGTAAAACTGCCGGATGCGCTCGATCACCATGCGGATGAGCCGTGCGTATGCCCGGTATGCCGAGCGCGTCGCGTCCTTGGAGCTTCGCCCGGACGCCTCCTGCAATGCGGCAATGGCGCTGGCCGCCGTCACGCCGGAGGACACCGAGCCGTTGTTTACGTCCGTGTTGCCGGTCGTCCATTTCAGCTCCTCGATCTTGTTCTGAATGACGTTTATGTAGTTGGCCGACAGGGGACTGACCGTGATCGGCATCACCGAGTCCTGTCCCAGATTTCCGTCCGTGTGTACGAACGGCTTGCGCCAGTCGGCATATTCCTTTTCGTTGATGCTTCCGTCGCTGCGGATGAACCAGCGCGGCGTGGACGCCATCACGGAGTTTTTCAAGATCGCCTGATTGAGCAGGTCGATCTGCTCCTGTGCGCTCTTGCCGATGTCGATATAGCCGTATCCGGCAATGGAGCCCTTCACCGGGAACAGCGCGTCGATCACGAACGGATAATCTCCGTCCTCGTAAAGCCCGCTCTGCATGTTGGGATCGTTCTCGGTCGCGGAAAGGACCGTCTCGCCCACGAATTTGCAGAAGTGAAGCACGCTTTTTCCGTTCTCGATCTTCTTGTAATACCAGTCCACCACGAGCGACTTGTTCGTCGTATCCACCTGATCGTCCGTCTTGTACTTGCTGACAAAGGTGTTGTCGCTGCGCAGCGTGTCGCCGACCTGCGGATACCGCTGCTTGAGCACGTCGTTGTCCACCAGCTCCGCGTAGAACAGGTTTTTGCTTTTCTGGATGTCGGTCACGCCCGGCTCCCAGAAGAGGTTGAGCAGATCGATCTCCCGGATGGATACATCCCCGAGTCCGTTGAGCTTGGAGCTGTCCCAGAACACGCCCCATGCCAGCGTTCCCTGCTTCATCTTCGTCCAGCACGAATCGGAGTAGGTCTCCTCGAAATCGTTCTGTTCGAGGATCACCGGCACGATGCTGGTCAGCATCGCCGCCTCGGAGCGGTCGTCCGGCTCTCTTGGCCGGATAGCAGGCTCCGGGAACGCTGCCACGGCGTCCGCGTGCTTGCCCATAATGACGTTGAAGAGCCAAGCAGATCGCCACTGTGGATCGTATGGATTCCCGCTCGGACTCATTTCCTGCCAGTGCTGGAGCTTCCACCACTGCTCGCAGGCAATGAGCCGCTTTTCAAGCGCTGACTTTCCGGCCTTGTACTTGGTCAGCGTGTCCATGGCCGTCCGGATCTGCGCCACGCCGATGGGCTGCATCGCCTCACCCGCTCCAATGTCGCCCAGCACGTCCTGTATCGTCGTCATATTCGTGTTTCCGTCCATGTTTCCTCCTTCTCGCGTCAGGCGTCGCTTCCGGCTTCCAGCACACGCCCGATGCTGTAGAGCTTAAACGGCCCTTTTCCTGTGATCCGGAACCGCAGATGGTCACACCGCTGCGGGCGGATCGGCAGCAGGAACGTCCGCAGTCCGTGTCCGTCCATGTGTCCGGCGTGCCGGAACTCCCCGCAGGAGTCGTACTCGATCCAGAAGTCGCACGCGCTTCCGACGGGCAGCTGCATCCGCAGATTCAGCCGTGAGATGTATTTCTTTCCGACGAGTCCGCATGTCATGATCCCGGTCGTGGCTGACCATGGGATCTCCGACTCGACGTTTCCGCCGCCGGAGCCGTAGGCCGTGACGAGCATCCCGTCCGCGCGGAGCATATAAAGCTCATCGTCGAGCGTTGCAAACTGCGTCGCGTGCATCCCATCCTCCCGGTGCCACAGCCCCTTGAGCGTGTCATAGACGAAAAGCTGCCAGGCATCGCTGCTGTCCTGCATCGAGATGAAATACTTTCCGCGCACGCCTCCGGCAGCCGCCTTGCGGTAAAGCTCCGTCCCGAAGGCGTCCGAGATCAGATAGGGGAGGGAGCCGTCATAGACGCACACGCCGTCCCGTGCCTTGTAATAGAGCCTATCGGCAATGACGGTCAGGCTCTGTTCACTTCCGCGCTGCACGCCTCTGGCCTTGATCTCCTTGACCTGATGCGCGCCCTGCGCGCTCGGATAAATGCGGTGAAAGCAGTCCTCTTTGAAGAAAATCGGGCTGTCTGCCAGCGTCGCGGCTCCTGTGAAGCGGCCGTCCGTACCGCAGCTTGCGCGCCATGAATCCGTCGAAATGCCCTGATAGCACTCCCAGTTCTTGAAATCACCCAGCTTGCAGCAGTACAGCTCGTTGACGGTTTTCCCTTCGGACACGCCGTACCGGCAGCCCCAGAGCCGGTTTCCGCTCTCGGTGATGTAGTCCATCTTCGGCACACGCCGGGCGGCCTTGACCTCACCTGTGCTTTGGCTCGCGTCCGCGTCCACGATCCCGACGATCACAAGGTAGTTGTCGCCGACGTCCTGCAAAACGTGGGAGCCGTTGAGCTTTTCGACCTGATCCGTCCCGTCGAGTCCGCTGATCTGCACGCCGTCGTACTTTTTGAAGCCCGCTCCGATGCCGTTTGCCTCCAGCTTGACGTATACCGTCGGGATGCTCACCCACTGGCTCTGCACGGAGCTCCACTGCTTGAGTTCATGCTTGCCCGTGTCCAGCCAGTAGGCGTCATTTGCGGCGTCCTCCGGCATGGCCTGCTGCCGGTATGTGATCGTGATAACGGCCCCGTCCACGGTGCAGACCTTGATGGAAAGCGCCGTCTGCGTGCAGTCCACGAGGTTTTCATGGCCCATGTATCCGTTGTCCGTGTAGTCCTCGGTGTTGAAATACCATCCGTCCGGGAAAACGCAGATGTACGCGCCCATGGACACCATCTGTTTTTGTCCCTCGGAGAGCAGCACCCCTCCCATGTACGGATCCATGGACAGTGCGTTGTACCACAGCACGCCGTCCTCGATCCATGCCAGCGCGTCCTTTGCCAGCAGCCCTTGGATGCCGGAGAAATCTCCGACCATTGCGCGGGCCGCGCGCTGAGACAGCAGTGGATAGTAGTCCGATGTGAGATTCTGCATCTCGTAGAATTCGCCATCGGCAATGCGCAGGTTGTGGTTGTAGCCCGCGAAGGCCTCCGTCACCAGCTGTTCCTGCGCAGGCGCGTTCAGTTCGGGGTAACGCATTATCTTTCCTCCATCATGTTCAGCGGGTCGATCCACTGCGGCTTTTCCGGCACGGCCAGCATCGGCTTCACCGGACGGCTCATGCAGAAATACCGCCATTCGTCCGCGACGTGATCCTCAAGGCTCGTGTCCAGGTCCTCCGGCTTATGCTCATCGTACATGAGCAGTGGGATCGTCCGGAGGAACGCCTTGCAGGTGTTGAAAACGTACATGCGCGGATATCCGTTCTCGTCGAATTGCAGCCGGTAGTGGCATTGCATCCAGCCCGGAATGCGTTTGTTGTCTCCGGGCGTGAAGTAAACGCGGTATCTGGCCGCTGTCTGCGCCACGCTTTCGCCGCGCGAAGCGTCCCAGATCGAAGGGTCGGCCACGCCGGTGATCTGCTTTCCGGCCAGCCATGGATGCTCTCGCTCCATCTTCGCGATCTCTTGAAACTGCACATCCGGCGACCATTTGACGCCGGTGTTCGGCTCGCGCGTGCATCCGTAAAGCTCCAGAATGCGGTAGATCACGCCGTCGTAATCGACGGCCCACCACGCGCAGGAGAACGGCTTTCCGTATCCGAAGTCGTAGCTCCGGCAGATCGTCCAGCCCGGATCGGGCGTAAACGGCTCGATCACATGGGTGTTCTGCCGTGTCCGGTAGCCATCCGGGTTGTTGATAAAGTCCTCAAAGAACTGGCCCTCGTAAATGTCCCACCGTCCCTCCAGCCATGCCTGCCGGAGCTTTTCCGGCAGCTTTTGCAGCGTCTGGACGTACTCCGGCTGCGTCTCCATGAGCGCTTTATTGTCGGTCACGAGCGCCTGGATGAACGTGTAGTTCTCCGGCTTTTCGCCTTCCTCAAAAATGCGGTCGATGAACAGCCTCTTGAAATAGCCGTGACTCTGACCTCCCGGATTGAGCGTGTAGTAGGTGCGCTTCGGGAATCCGTTTGTACCTCGCACCGTTGTGTCGATGGCGTCCAGCCACTCCTTTTTGAGCTGCGCGGCCTCGTCGATGAATACCACGTCGTATTCCGCTCCCTGATATTGCAGAACGTCGCTGTCGTTTGCGCAGTAGCCAAACTTGATCGTGGAGCCGTTGCGGAATGTCAGGATCTTTTTGTCCTGTGCATACCGCGCGACGCCGTTCAGCTCCTGCCTGAGCTGGTTGATGTGGTTGTTGAGCAGCTCCGGATACGTCCGGCGCACAATGAGGATCTTGATCCCCGGCCAGCTGAGCGCCAGCAGCTTCGACTTTGCGCGGACGGACCAGCTTTTTCCGCCTCCTCTGGCCCCTCCGTAGGCCACATAGCGCGTCAGCGCTTCCATGAAGCGCCTCTGCTTGTCGGAGATGCGCGAAAAGTCGAGCGTTATCTTCGCCATTGTGCGATCTCCTCCGGAAGCTCGATCTCTGTCTCCGTCGTGCCGCTTGTCTTTTCATCCCATCCGAACTTTCGTTCCAGATGGAACTTTGCGCCGTTCGCGGCGGAGCTGTCGAGCCGCTGGATGTTGTAGATCTCGATTCGCGCCCCTGCGCGCGCGCAGGCCTTTGCAAACTCCTCCGATGTGCGCATCGCATCCCATTGCTTTTCGTCCAGACCCAGCGCGTCCAGCAGCTCCGGCATGCACGGAGGCCGTGTCCATACCTCGCGCATGAGCGGCTTTTTCCCGCGCATCACCGGCACGACCGCCGTCTGCGTGTGTCCGTATTTGTCGAGCGCGGGGCATTGCATCACGATCCGTTCTCCGTTTCTGATAAATTCCCGATCCTCCAGTACCGGCTCCGTCCTCGTCACCGGCTCCCGGTAGCAGATCGATGCGAAATACCGATCGATCGCGGAGCGAAGCTCCCGCGCGCTTTTGTATACCTTTTCGTTCAGGCTCTTCGCCCCCTTTCGTTTTTCGGAAGCTCTGCCAGGCGCGGAGGTCCCCAACTCCGCGCCCAGTAGGAAGGAAAGAACATGGCTCGTACTGCCTCGGGCCTTCGCCCGGCACAGCCTCCGAAATATGCAAAAAAGCCGGACCCCCGCTTTCGCGGAGATCCGGCTTTCGCTCATCCATATTGCCCTTCGGATGCACAAGCAGCCGACGACCTCCGCAGCAGCGGACAGATCATCGGCTCAGGCTCATAGGCTCAGGCTCAGTATTCACGATCGTGATGTTCCTGCAATTTTTGCAGTACAGCGGGAAGTCCCGGAGCCGTGTGGACTCCAGCAGTCGGACCGACGTCCGTCTTCCGCATATCGGGCAGACGACGCGGTCTCCTTCCCTCACTAGCACCTTACCACACTTTTGTTCGCATTGCAAGTACTTTTTTCGCCTCCCCTCGGCATCGTCGCAAAACCCTACACATTTACAAGGCAAGATTTAAGCGGCTCCCGTCCGCTTCAATTTTTCATCCTTTTGGGATCGAATACATATTTATAGTATTGGTATCCGTACTGTGTGGCTCTGGCCTCGACGAGCACATAGCCGCGCGGGGCGACCGGCGGATGCTCCGGGCTGTACTCCCGCACGGCCTCGGTCGCAGGCTCCGGCTCCGGCTTGGTGCAGGTGCGGCTTGCCTTGTATCTGTGGCCCCCGAACTCCTTCTGCCAGTGACCGTGCAGGTAGTTCGCCAGTGCCGTGTAGTCCTGCCCATGATCTACCTTTTCACCGTTCTGGTTTACATAATAGTTGTGCTTGCGAAGGTGCTTGCTCTCGACCACGCTTCCGAGGCCCCACAGCTTCGCAATGGCGTCCTCCGGAATGCCTTCGGAGATCATGTGGATGTGGAAGCGGTTCGTAGATTTTCCGCGCCCGTATACCATCACGATCTTCGCCTCCGGGTATCGGTATGTAAGCCTGCGCCAGTAGTTGTCGCGGATGCGCTTGATCTCTTCCGCGGTATGCGCCTCAAACTCCGCGCTGAGCGTCAGCGTGGAGTAGAGGCTGGTCGGGCCGAAGTTGGCGTTGATAAGCGCCGCGAATTTGCCCGCTGAAATTTTGGAGTTGAATTCATCGCGCTCTGCCTGCGTGGCAAAGCGCGGCTTGCGCGGCTTGCTGCTCTTGATATCCGCCTGTTCGCTCACGTTGTAGACGATCTGGGTGCATACCGCCCCGGCGAATAACCGGCGTTTGCATCTCTTTGCCATAATTTCTCCCGCCCTGTCTTATTTTCCGAGGCTTGCGACAATTTGCCGTTCGCGCTCTGATAATTCCCATATATGTGCTGCAGCTTTCTCTGCTGCGGCTTTCTCTGCTGCGGCTTTCTCTGCTGCGGCTTTCTCGGATAGCAGTAGGCCTTCGCCGAAAATTCTTTTCCCCATCGGGCGCTGGCTATCCAGCTTCGCGATCTGTGTGCAGTCCTCGCGCTTAACCGCAAACTCTACACCGTAGTGCGCATATTTCTGCAGCATGGCTGCCGTAAGCACATGATCTGGGTATGTATATTTCGGCAACTCCCGTTTCGTCTCCGACTTTATCTGCCGCATCGCCCGCTCGATTGCCTTGCGCAGTTCTGGTGCAGTTTGCGCGACGTTCCCGCCATAGCTTGTAATAAATGCCGTGCGAACGACTGCGCCATTCTCGTATGTGATATCTGCATCGCAAATGATATGATTCGTCTGCAGCACAGTCGAACGCCCGGAAAACACCGTGAGCGACGGCGCAAAAAGAAAGAACGCAATCCCTCTGTCTATGTAGAATTCGCAGATTTTTGAAAGAATCGAAAAAGGCGGGTTGTCCAGCACGACGCAGCCGTCCGGATAGTCAAAACGCTCATAGTCCCCACCCGGATAGAATGGTCGCACAATGCTTGCCGGATCTATCCCGTACTCGCCGCACGCCCAATCTCGGATTGCATCATAGACGAGCGGCGGTGTATAGCAGTCGTCCGTTGTCTTTTTCGGCTTGAATTTCTCTGTAAATGCGTCGTACTCCGGGTTGTCGTCAAATAGGCTTCCCTGTTCAAATTGCATGCTGTATCCCACCTTTGTTTTTTCTGCCCGTTCAAAGCGTGCAGCGCTACTCTTTCATTTTTTCAAGTGCTTTCTCAGCCTCTTCGCGCGTGAGAAATATCCTTTTGCCCATCTCATACAGGCACAGCAGAGTAAATTTGAACTCCGCAACGCCCATCCTGTACCGTCCATCCTCTTTCTGTACATATTGGATGCGGTACACCGTATCGCCTATCTTGCACGGAAGGACGAGAACGCGCCCCTCTCTATCCGCCTGCAGCAGCTCTAGCGCGCGTTCTCCCCATTGCTTTTCTTCTCTTACCATCACGTCACCTCCACTGCCTCGTCCAGCCGCACATTGATCTTCTTCCCGCCGGACTCGATCACATATCCTCCGTGTCCGCCGTACCTTGCCTCGAATTTCAGCGCATCATACACCGCGCCCACCTTGGGCTGAAGCTTCTGGAATACCGGTATCCTTGCCGTGATCCGGATGCGCGTCTGCGTCGGGAAATTTTTCTTTTCGAACGGAACGCCCTCGCGGTCCTGCGCCACCTGTTTTGCCGCGCACACCTGGCTGCAATAAAACTTTTTTGCATGATTCATCCTGTGCAGCTCTCGCTGGAATACCTTCCCGCAGTGTGCGCACTGCATCGTTATCATCGTCGGCATACTATCCACTCCTCATTTTTTACCCGGGCGTGGCCTTTGCAGCTGCCGCGCCCGGAGCCTTAAGCCGGGTCTCCCTCCTGCGCACCTCATGGCACAGTGCGCAGGCATAAGTCCATCAAAAAAATCAGTTCTCCCGGCTGTTTGCCTCATTGATCGGTCCGACGTGCTTTCTCCGCACGCCGTTTTCATCCTCCGTGAGCGGCAGTGCCCTTCTGCGTGCCCGCTCCTCCGGCTGCCATCCGCAGTGCGTGCAGGCCTCGTCGCCCGCGTACTCCATCTGGCAGCATCGCGCCGACTTCGGCAGTGTGCAGCGCTTTTCATCCTCTGCCATCCCTACACCTCCTGTATATCGATCCCGTATTTGGATCGCATCATTTTTTTGTTGCGCAGGTACTCCTTGGTGCGCGTGGGCTTGGACTTTACATCCTCCACTACCAGCTTCCCGCCGAAGCGGTAAGAAAAGTCCGCCGTGTAGCGGATCGCGCGGATGCGCTGGCCGTTCTCTGTGAGATAGCTCTCCTGCAGCGTAAACTGTGGCTGCAATCGCAAATCTGTAATGATCTCCGCGCGGCGCATCACCATCAGCTCGTCGTACCGCCGCGCCTCTTTCTTGCTGCCGAAGCGCACCGCGCCGCGCTCTGCCTTCTGGCTTCCGTATTTCGGTTTCCCTTGGCTCCCCTTTGCAAGGGGAGCTGGCGCCGCAGCGCCTGAGAGGTCGCGCGCCTGCTTCGCGTAAAGCTCCCGCATCCTCGGCGGCATATCCGCCATCGTTTCAAATCTCAGCCCGCTCATTCTGTAGCGCCCCAACTGCAAAAATTGTCCGGCTCGACCAAGGACCTGCGGGAAAAACACCGGCCTTCGATTCTGAAAATACAGTCCTTGCACCGCACCACAATTTCTGCATCGTTGATCGTAGGCGCATCGTCTAAGTAATCTATGATTGAGTCAGCTTCCCAATCTTCAATTTCGCCCCGTTGGTGGTCCTCCATCGCCTTGTTGTAGACTGCATCCGCATCAATCAGTCGCATGGTCGGCCTCCTTTCTTTTTGCCTCGGCTACAGTAGTCATCAGGACTTACGTTGAGGATATCATGCAGAGCGCACCAGATCCCGGCTTGCTTTCCGGTGTGAACATTGATGGTTGGCCTCAAATATTCGCAGTCCCTGCACCGCACCACCTCCGCAACGTCTGCGGCGGGCTGGCGCAGCAGAAGCGTTTTCACCCGCTGAGGTGTCCAGTTCGGATTTTCCGCGTTGCAGGATTCAAAATCTGCCAGCGCCGCTTCGCGGCTGATGTATTCGTCAGGCATTGTCTGCATCCTTTCTGTTATCCAGTACGGTTTCGGCGCAGGTGAATTTGCGACTGAAATAATCCCAATTTGCCGTGCAGTCGCTTCCCGCATCGTCCGGCGTTGCGTCCTCATGATCAAAGTAGATGTTGATATTCTCCCCAAATGGTTCCATGCTGACGATTACTGCGGTTATGCGCACCGCGCGACCGTCCTCATCTACCCATCGTTCTCCCACCTTGCACGGCTGCACGACCACGCGCCCGTCCTTGTCAGCCACATGCAAGTTGTGTGCTCGCTCAATTCTGGATGTGTCATTGTCAAAAGCTGCTTCGACGACTTCTTTCATCCAAGAAACCTTTTCAGGGCTTAACCCTGTGTCCTCGTAGGCCGCAAGTCGATCACACACCGCAGCTTCAAACGGGCAATTTTCAATTTTGCACCCGCTGCCGCCGCACGGTTCTTCGAAGCAGCGCGGATAATAGGCATGACGGGTTTGTTCGTCATTCCATTCAGTCAGTCGCTCCATAATTCTTCCTCCACATACCGCCAGCTCTGCGGCGGGCGGGTAATTGGCCCGGGCGCAAGGCCGAATTTTGTCTCCCGCAGGCCGGTAAACTCCCACAGATCGCGCGGGCGATCGTAAATTCTGAGGTCTGAAATGTGCCATCCGTAGCCGACGCCGCCGTCCAGATATTTCTCCAGCTCGTCTTTTGTCAGGCAGGCATCCGCAAGAAGCGTATCAAGTGGTGTGCAGTCCATGTTCCAATCGCAGATGCAATATTTCGGCGGTTCACAGTTTCCTCCTACTCTGACGATCCTTTCAAAAATGTCGTCGCATACAAACTCGCCGACGACGCCGCCCAGAACCGAACGGTAAATGTAGCACTTAAACGGCGGGTTCATCTTCGGGCGCGTCTTGCGCACCTCGATAGTTTTCTGCCCGTTGATGATCTTCTCACACCACTCCGGGCGAATGCTGATCAAAGCAGCTTTCCTCATGCCTTGCCTCCTTCCTCCGGCGCTTCCGGCAATCCGCGCCATTCCCAGCGGCTGGAATCGCAGCACCCGGCGCATGGACAATTTTTCGTCACGCAGTTCATGCAGTCAAAGAAAATCGCACCGTCAAATTTGCAAAAATCGTTATGCTTGCAGTCCATACAGTCATGCCGTTCTTTTATCTGTTCGATCAGCGCGTTCCTCTCGGCTTCTGCCTTCGCCTGCTTCTCCCGCAGCGCCGCGTTCTCGGCGGTCAGGCGCTCGATCAGACTGGCGGCCGCGGCGGCTAAATGCTCGACGCACTCCCTATCTGGGAAAATCGGGCACATCCCACAACTTGAGCAGTCACTTTGGGCGCATTGCCGCAGCGCCTGCACGATTTCTTCATTCGTCACGTTTTTCCCTCCAATATTCGTTGAACTTTTTCCCCGTAATGATCGGCCTGCACCACTCGCGCTGGAAGCGCCGCCAATCCGGATCATATTTTCCATCTTCTCCGCGAAACAGCATTGCATACGGCATGAAACCGGCCTGCATAGTCTGTACGAGACGCTTTTCGGCGTCCTCAAAACTGTCACCGTCGTATCCACACAGCACATAGCAGCACATTGTGTGGCTCGACGGTCTGAATCCTGCCGCGCGGAATTTTCGACCCATTTCGACCAGCGGTTCCAGATCGTCTTTCGTATCGTAGGCCGTGTAAATGCGGGCCGGTTT